ACTTATTGTTATGGGATTAAAAGATGCTGAGAAGTCACACCATAATTTAGACAACCCAACACAAAAAGAATGGATCGAAGACATCATGAACGGTCATCAATTATCAGAGTCAGCTTTCAATGATGGATTTTATGCAGGAGAAACTGCAGCTCCATTGCAAATACCATTTGAAAAGGGTACAGAAGAATATAATCAATTCGTAGATGGTTACTATCGTGGTAACTCTTCACGAGTCGTACGTCAAACAAATGAACAAGCACCAGTAGCACCATCAGTTGGTGTACACCGTATTGCTGTAACAGTATCAGATCCTGATCATCCTATGGTTACTAAGAGAGATGAGAAGTTACAGAAGTTTGTACGTGTTACACATCATGACGCAAAGGCAGCGATCGAACGCGCTAAGAAACACTTCGCGAAGAAGGGTTGGAAAGTGCATGATGCTAACTACGCAGGTAATGTTCATGAGTCTTTACAAGAAGCAAAGATCGGCGACAAGGTAGAGATCATTAGTGGTTCTGCTAAGGGTACGCGTGGTACTGTTGGCGAAATTCGCCATGGCCTATACAAAGGTGCACCTAAGACTTATACAGTTTATCATGGTGAGAAGGATGCAACTCAGGTTAAGCAACACTTAGTTAAGCGTATCAAAGAAGACTTAGATGAGTCTCATGTTGAGTTTAGAATCGATCACAGAGATAAATTAACTGGTGATCATAAAGCTACATTCGCATCTCATGGTGCTAAGGTGTCTGACACAACTGATAAAGCTACATATGTTAAAGTTCCATCTGACAAAGCAGATTCATTCAAATCTGCAATGAAAGGTCATGGTAGTAAAGTAGAACTAGCTGAAAGTCGCAACCAAGCTGATAAGTATTGGGACGAAGCTGAAGAACATAAAGCTGAAGCTAAAAAACACAAGAATGGCACAGAAGCACATCACTTCCATATGTCTAATCACTACGATGCTATGCACAGATATCATTCTGACTTAGGTCAACATCGTGAAGCAGATAAAGCTGCTGATAAAGCTGAAGAGCACCACGAGAAGTCTTTACAAGCCAGTAAAAATGGAATGGCAGAAGAAGGTTTTGAAGTACCAAAAACTGAAGAAGTAGCAGCTAATAATGTCGGCGGCGGAGCAATTGCTGGTACACAAGGCGATGCAGGTAAAAAAGCTGTCATGACTAAAGAACCACTAAAGCGTAAACCACTTGCTAAGTTCAGTAAGTTTGTTTCACAAGACCATGAGAATGCATGATGCTACCTAAGTACCAAAAAATTAAATTTACTACAGGCGATAAGATCACTGAGAGCTTAGGCGAAAGACCGTTCACATTAGAGTCTGCAAAGGGTTATGATCTAAGATTGAAGGCTGATACTAACGAAGTTTTAGTTGGTAGAGATGGTCACATCACGTTGACTGATACTGCACAACTAGACTTCGGAGTTGAAGGTGCATATATTAGAAAAGAGAACAGCGATTTAGTTGTATCTGGAAATAGTGATAATGTTATCATCAGAGCTGGTGATGCTGAGTTTACATTCAATACAGATGGAGAACTATTAGATGCTAATGGTGATCCAGTAAGTGGCGGCGGTGTCAGCGGTGATCCACGTCTAACGATCCACGGTTACTTAGACGGTGTTACTGTACCAGGAATTGATGCACGATATGTATCATTCACCACTGGTGATGAACCAATCACTGCATTGTATTTAACTAAGTATATCAGTACAGATAATAGAGCATGGTTTGCTATTCAAGAAGGCCCAGCGTGGACTATTAGTCAAGCTGCTATCACTCCACAGATGTTAGCATATGGTCACTTCGGACCAAATGCTCAGATTGTTAATCAGCTAGGTTCTAATTTATTATCTACAACAAACTATACGTTGCAACCTAATACTACATATACAATATGGATCCAACAGATCAATGCACAGTGTGAGTATGCATTCTCAACTTCTGTTAATGATCGCGGTGGTCATACATATGAATCATATTCTAGCACTAAAGCTTCACCAACAGTAAAAACAATATACACGTCTATTGGCCAAGGTCCAGCAGTATTAGCTGAGAATACAACATTAAGTAATGCTCAATTAGAAGGATCTACTACACACGGTCAATTGATCGAAGCTATCCAAACAAAGATATCTGCAGGTTTAGTAACTACTCATGACTTTAGAACAGGTTCTACATGGTATCACAGTTTGATATCACAGAACTTTACACCAAACTTTACTAACGTACCTTCAGATAATCAACGTGTCATTCAGTGTAAATTAATCTTGGCTCAAGGATCTACACCATATATACCTAGTGCAGTTCAAGTAAACGGAAGCAGTGCTACAATTAATTGGTTGGGTTCTACACTTCCTACTGGTACTGCTAACAAAAAAGAGTTAGTAACATTTACATTAATTAGAACTGGTTCTGCTTGGACTGTATTAGGCAAACTAGAAACATATGGACCTTCAGCATAATGTGGTTTCTTACATCATTTTTACCAGATTGGTTAGTAACATACTTCGTTCACATCATATTTGTTGTGGGATTGGTATCAACGTTTGCAGCTAGCATAGTAGCAAAGCTTCCTGTTATAAGTAACTATGGAAGATTAGTTCAACCAATAGGTATGATCTTACTAGCACTAGGTATCTTCTTAGAAGGTAGTTGGTGGAACGAAAGAGGTTGGCAATCTAAAGTTGCAGACCTTGAGAAGAAGGTAGCTATAGCAGAACAAAAATCTGCAGAGGCTAACACAAAGATTGAGACTAAGGTAGTCACAAAGATTCAGGTAATTAAGGAAAACGTGAATGAAAACAAGAAAGCAATTGGCCTATACGTTCATGATAGCTGTCAGCTGTCTAATGCTGCAATCATGCTCCACGACAGTGCCAGTCAAAATGAAGTTTCCGGAAGCGCCATCGGTTCTGTTAGAGGAACCTCCGAAGTTAAAGTGCCAGAGCTGCTCGCAACAGTCACAGAAAACTACGGCACCTGCTACGAAACAATAGAAAAACTAAAAGCTTGGCAAGACTGGTATAAAACGCAAAAGAAAATATATGAAGAGGTAAAATGAAGAAGCTTGCACTAATCTTATTAACAAGTTTGTTAACAGGTTGTACAGTATTTGATGCCTACTTCATGGCGGGTTATGATAATCAAGAATACTATTTAATAAATAAGATACGCACTAAAGCTCAGATAGCTCAGAAGTCATGCGATAAACCAATAGATGTTAAACAGCAAGTCAATGATATTTTATACACTTCAATAGAGCTAAGAAACTTTTCACAATATATACCACGCAATCCAGAAGCACATAAGATGGCAGCGCAGATGGTAGAGCTATCAGAGCAACTTAAATTCGATGAAAAGACTTCACCAGTCTTTTGTAAGATGAAGCTTCAGCAGGTCGAAAGAAATGCTGACAAAATTCAACAAGTCCTAGGGAGCAAGCCACGATGAACACGATAGAAGTTCAAGCATATTATGCAGAATATACTGCAGCATACGAAAGTGGTCAAATCTCGAAAGACGAATACCTTAATCTGCTTCAAGGGCTAGAAGTAGAAAATGCAGTAGCAAATACTGCAGCAGAGTTACAACTCAAAGAGCAGCTTAATGTTGCTATCAATGCAGCAATCTCAATCGTTTCAGCTGTAGCCTAAAATATATAAAACAAAACTGTGTACTTGCATTCGCAGGTATGGTATAATATTCTTCTGTAATCCGGAGTTTTAAATAATGCACAATATTAATGTAACAAAAAGAGACGGAGTAGCTGAACCGTTCGACGTGAACAAGATCCACAAAGTTCTTGAGTGGGCCACAGAAGGTATTAATGGAGTCTCGATCAGCGAGATCGAGTTGAAAGCCAACATTCAAATCAATGATGGCATGAAGACTGATGATATCCACGAGTTACTCATCAAGTCAGCAGCTGAACTTATTTCCGAGCACACACCTAACTATCAATATGTTGCTGCTCGTCTAGTTAACTATAAGCTACGTAAACAAGTCTATGGTGAATACGAACCATGGTCTCTCATCACTATCACTACACAGAATATTATGCGTGGTGTTTATGATGGTCAAGTCTTGAACGAATACACCGAACAAGAGTTTGATCACCTCGATCGTTATATTAAACATGATCGTGACAATGAATTTACGTATGTAGGCATGGAACAATTCCGCGGTAAGTACTTAGTGCAAGATCGTTTAACTAAAGTACCATATGAAACACCGCAAGTATTGTACATGCTTATCGCGATGAATCTCTTTATGCAATATCCAAGAGAGACGCGCATGAAATATGTAAAGGAATACTACGATGCAATTTCTCAATTTTATATTAGCCTTCCTACCCCAATCATGGCTGGGCTTCGCACTCCTACTCGTCAGTTTAGTAGCTGTGTGCTTATTGAGTCAGGTGATTCTCTGGACTCCATCAATTCGACGTCGACTTCCATTGTCCGTTACATTTCTAAAAAGGCTGGGATTGGTATCGGCGCTGGTAGCATTCGTGCTATTGGTAGTCGTATCGGTGACGGTAGCGTTATTCACACTGGCCTCATCCCCTTTCTAAAGTATTTCCAAGCTGCTGTAAAATCATGTTCACAAGGTGGTGTTCGTGGTGGAGCAGCAACTGTTTATCTTCCTATCTGGCATCTCGAGTTTGAAAACCTTATTGTATTAAAGAACAATAAAGGAACTGAAGAGACTCGTGTACGCCACATGGATTACACATTCCAGTTTAATAAGACTATGTACGAGCGTCTATTAACTGGCGGGAACATTACTCTGTTCTCACCCGATGAAGTGCCTGATTTATACGAAGCATTCTATGCAGATCAGGACAAGTTTAAAGAGTTGTATGAAGCGTATGAACGCAAAGACGGTATCAGAAAGAAAACACTATCAGCAATGGAAGTGTTCACACAGTTCTTAACAGAACGGAAAGATACTGGTAGAATTTACCTAATGAACGTAGACCATGCAAATAGTCATGGTGCTTTCATCCCTGAAAAAGCACCTATCCGCATGTCTAACCTGTGTTGCGAAATCGATTTACCTACAAAACCTTTAACTTCAGCGGAGGATGAAAATGGAGAGATCAGTCTGTGCACTCTGTCGGCCATTAACTGGGGACTCATCAATGAGCCAAGAGAATTCGAAAAGTATTGCGACCTCTCAGTCAGAGGACTCGATGCTTTGCTTGACTACCAATGGTATCCAGTACCAGCGGCAGAAAGGTCAACAAAAAATCGCCGCCCTCTTGGTAACGGCATCATCAACCTCGCATACTTCCTCGCAAAGCGCGGATTAAAGTATGATGACAATGCATTACCAGTAATCGATGAGTATGCAGAAGCATGGTCATACTACTTGATTAAAGCATCTGTTGAATTGGCAAAAGAAAGGGGTGCATGTCCATCTCATCATGAGACTAAGTACTCTCGTGGAGAAACACCAAATAATACATACAAGAAGGAAGTGGATGAGTTAGTACCACATCAAGAACGTATGAATTGGTTCGATCTTAGACAAGATCTAATTCATTTTGGTATTCGTAACTCCACTCTAATGGCTTTAATGCCAGCAGAAACATCTGCACAGATTAGTAACTCTACTAATGGTATCGAACCACCACGAGCACTCGTATCGTTCAAGCAATCCAAAGACGGTGTGATGGCACAAGTTGTACCTGGTTACCATAAGTTAAAGAATAGTTATGATTTGTTGTGGAATCAAAAATCTCCTGAAGGTTACCTAAAGATTTGTGCTGTATTGCAGAAGTACATCGATCAAGGTATCTCAGTGAACACCTCATACAATCCAGAAAACTATGAAGATAATAAAGTGTCAATGTCTGACATGATTAAGCATCTCGTAATGTTCTATAAGTATGGTGGAAAGCAACTATATTATTTTAATACATATGACGGCGCTGGTGAATTGCACGAGAAAGATTTTAAAGCAATCGAAGAGCAACTCTCTCAGCCAGTTGATGGTGAAGAGGATTGTGAAAGTTGCAAGATATAAAAGAATTAGCTATAAAAAGGTATGAGATCTGTTCGACGTGCCCGCGTAAAACAGATCTTTTAAAAGTCGAACGTTGTAAAGAATGTGGATGTGTACTGCTGTTAAAGATTATAGTACCATCTTTCAAATGTCCGCTAGGGAAATGGTAAATGTCAGTATTTAAAATAAAAGATAAAAGTCATCTCGAATCACCGATGTTCTTTGGTGAACCAGTCGATATTGCTCGCTACGATACAGTACGTTATTCACAGTTTGAAAAGTTAACAGATAAACAACTTGGTTTCTTTTGGAGACCAGAAGAAATGGATCTATCTAAAGATCGTAAAGACTTTAATGATCTAAACGAATTCGAACAACATATCTTTACATCTAATCTTAAACGACAGATCTTACTTGATTCTGTTCAAGGTCGTTCACCAAACCTAGCATTCTTACCAGTTGCATCTGTACCAGAACTTGAAGTAATGGTTGAAACATGGGCATTCTTTGAGACTATTCATTCACGTTCATATACACATATTATTAGGAATGTTTATGCAAATCCTTCGAAGATTTTTGACGAAATCAAAACTATACAACCTATTCTCGATTGTGCTCATGACATTAGTGTTTATTATGATGACTTCATTAGTTACAGCCGTTATTATGAAATGCTTGGACTCGGAACTCATACAGTTAATGGTGAAACCATACGCATCGACTTATATGAACTGAAGAAGAAACTATTCTTATGCTTGATGAGCGTATACATACTCGAAGGCATTCGTTTCTATGTTTCATTTGCATGTTCTTGGGCATTTGCTGAACTCAAGAAGATGGAAGGCAATGCTAAGGTCATTAAGTTTATTGCTCGCGATGAGAATACCCATCTTGCAGCATCAACATCTATCATTAAGTTCTTGATTAAAGATGATGAAGATATGGCAAAGATTCGCCAAGAAACTGAGAAGCAAGTTGAAGGCATGTTTAAAGCAGCTATCGAACAAGAAAAAGAATGGGCAAAATACCTATTTAAAGATGGTTCGATGATTGGTTTGAACGAGAAGTTGTTGGCTGATTATGTAGAATGGATTGGTTGCCGTCGTATGCGTACATTAAGCTATCACTGTCCATATACTGTATCACAGTCAAATCCATTACCGTGGACAGAGAAGTGGATTGCTGGCGGCAACGTACAAGTTGCACCACAAGAAACAGAGATCACAAGTTATATTACTGGTGGCGTTAAGCAAGACGTCTCAGCCGATACACTAAAAGGATTGTCATTATGATTATTGTATATTCTAAGAAGGTTTGCCCTAACTGCATTAAAGTTAAGAGCTTATTAGAATCTAAAGGAATCAAATATCAAGAAGTAGATGTTGAAACAAATGCAGCAGGTCGTGATGTGTTGTTGAATCATAGCTTGCGCTCAGTGCCTCAAGTATTTCACGGTGAACAACTCATCGGAGATTTTGAGAAGACAAAAACTTGGCTAGAATTAAAAGAACAAACACTATGACAAAGAAGACATTAGAGTGTGGTACATGTGGAGCTGAAGCTACTATAGAGTTTGATTACGATCAGATCAATGAAGAGCCACAGTATTGTCCATTCTGCGGGTCGTCATATATAGAAGAGGAACTAGAGGATGATCTAGACCTTCTTAAGAATGGCGGATTCGACGATGACATGGATATACAATGGTAAGCCTTACGAGCTAGGCGAACAGACACACAAAGAAGTATATGGTTTTGTTTACCTAATTACTGATACAGTCACATCTAAACAGTATGTAGGTAAAAAACTATTTTGGTCAAGCAGAACCAAACAGGTGAAGGGCAAAAAGAAAAGATTAAAGGTCGAGTCAGATTGGAAGACTTACTTTGGATCTAATAAACTTTTGCTAGAAGAAGTTGCAAAGAATGGTGAAGATCGGTACAAGCGAGAAATTCTCCATTTATGTGCAGGAAAAGGAGAATGTAACTACCTTGAAGCACATGAACAGTTTACTCGCAATGTATTAACTAGCGACCAATATTATAATGATTGGATTATGGTGAAAGTGCATAGAGCACACATTAAGGGTTTACAACAGACAAAAACTGTGGTATAATATACATTATGATTATCATCGACTACTCTCAAATCTCTATCGCAGCTTTCTATGCTCAGCCAAACGCTGAGTTAACCGAAGGTTTCTTGCGACATCTTATCCTTAATACTATTCGTATGTACTCTAAAAAGTACAAAGACGAATATGGCCAAATTGTTTTAGCCTGCGACGGTGGAAACTCTTGGCGTAAAGGTATTTTCCCACAATATAAAGCTCATCGCAAGAAAGCTCGCGAAGAATCCAAGATGGATTGGAAACTATTCTTCGAGCTGTTGACCATGATTCGTGAAGAGATCAAAGAAAACTTCCCATATAAGGTAGTGCATCTTGATCGTACCGAAGCTGACGATGTTATCGCTACTCTTGTAGAACAGACTCAAGAATTTGGTAAGAACGAACCAGTCATGATCATCTCCTCTGACGGTGACTTTATTCAACTACAAAAGTACAAGAATGTCAAACAGTTCTCGCCAATCCAGAAGAAAGTGGTTACCGACTCCAACCCTCATCTCTACTTGTTTGACCACATTATTCGTGGCGATAAAGGTGATGGTATTCCTAACATCTTATCTGGTGATAATGCCATTGTTGAAGGTACGAGACAAAGTGCTATCACTCAGAAAAAGTTAGATGAATGGTTGAAGAGCGCAGAGGATCTTAAGTCAGTAATGAATGAAGAAACTTATCGTAATTATCAACGTAATAAACAGTTGATCGATCTATCAATGATCCCTGAGAATATTAAAACCAACATTATAAATATGTATGAGAACCAAACTGTTGCACCACGTGCAAAGATTTTGGACTATCTAATTAAAAAACGTTGTAAGATGTTGATCGATTCAGTACAAGAGTTCTAAATATATGGCAAAAAAATTATTAATCACCGAGATCTTAGAGTTAGTTGCTAAGACAGAGTCACGCAAAGACAAGATTGCTATCTTGCGCGAGCACAACTCGCTTGCATTACGTGATATCTTAAAGGGTGCATTTGACGATAATATCCAGTTCATTCTACCACCAGGAGTTCCTCCTGTCAATGAGGATGAAAAGAGATTATACGATAAGACTCGCTTAGGATCAGAGACTAAAAAGTTTAGGTACTTTGTCAAAGGTGGACCAGGCGAACAAGTCAATCGCATGAGACGCGAGAAGATGTTTATCGATATCCTATACAGGATCGACAGCAAAGAGATCCCACTTGTTTGTCACATGAAAGACAAGACACTCGATGGGGTGTTTAAAGGACTTACTAAAAAATTAGTACAAGAAGCGTTCCCAGGACTCATAAACAAATAAATAACAGTATGAGTGTATCATACACAAATTAACACGGCGGACCAAGTCTTAACTGACTGTGGTCCGTTTTTTACTTCTAGAGGAGACTTTATAGCAAATATTCTATATTATGCGATTTGATTAAACTTACAATTTAACCATAGGAGAACACATGGTTCCTTCCCAAATAGAAAAACTAAAAAAAGATTCAAGAGAGCTTGAGCATTGTATAGCGCGAATGAAAAAGGAGGGTCGAAGCGACAAAGTCAGTCAGCTTCAGATGAAGAAACAGCAGGTCGATAATTATATCGGCAGAATCGCAGAAGAATATTACCAATAAAGGCAGGTGATCCATATCTCGGCACGGGGAACTTCGGTTCCCCGTGTTCGTTCCCCAGCATGGAAAAAATATTTTCAGGGGGCCTATGTACAAGCAAGAAAAACCGTGGTATAATAGATCTATGCTGATCTATACTAATCAATCATCTAAAAAGCGCAAGCACAAACCAACTGCTAAGCAACGCGAGTTGGCTGCATCATGGGACGCGCTCCTCAAGAAGTACGAGCCTAAAAAAGTATTGCCTAAGGTTGCTGCAGTCAAAGCGCCTAAGCCATACGTACGCGAGACGCCGCACTATCCTTCACTGAATAGTGGCTATCACGACTGTACAAAAAAGCAGCAACATCACTACACCGGTGACAAGATGCTTGGTATCGGTACACTTCACAAGTCTAATGCCGTACCAGTCTTTAGTAGCGATGACGCGAAAGAGATTAGTCGTATGCGCAGAGGATAATCTCCAGTTTTATTCCAAGTCGAAATAGCGTGGGGGTCACCCCGGGCCCCCTTGACTCCCCCAGTTTGAGGGGCCCTGGGGGTAGCTAAAAGTACTAATTTCCTGCAATAGTCTACAGTTTTAGTCAAGTAAAAAGTCCAATGAAATCAATAACTTGCAAGGGCTATGTACAAGTAGCATGTTTTAGGGTATAATAGATCCATAAATTGAAAAAGGACATATATGATATACGGCACTTATAAAGGAAAAAACTACGGAGATCGACATGGAGGTCCATTCGATCGCGGAGCTGCAGACTCTTATTATGGTCGTCTTCGCAATCCACACTACTATGTTGGTGGCACTGGAACTAGTGATGAAGTGACAGATTTGACTGCAGAAGAAATTGAAGCGTATCACGCTGGTTATGACTACAATGAAGAATTTGGCGATAAAAAGGAGTATTGATCATGTTAGCATATTGTGACTACATCGCAAAAGTAATTAACGAATCACTTAAGAAAGACTCCGCAATGATCGGTGCATCTTATGTAGATTCTGTTGGCAAGATCAACTATGATCTTGGTCCAAAGGGTGAATTTATGTCAACCAAAAAGACTATGTCTGTGATTGACAAAAATGGTAAATCGTATCGTGTAACTGTAGAGGAGTTTTAATCATGGGTTTGGATATGTACGCTTATCGTGTTAAGCAAGAACACGTTGTGAATGATTTTGAGTTTAATAGTAATCAAGACGACACCATTGAAGATTTGGCTTATTGGCGCAAGTTTAACGCTCTTCACGGCTGGATGGAACGTCTATATAAAGATCGCGGTGGTCCTAAAGAAAGCTTTAACTGTGCACCTCTTCGATTACATCTAGAGGACTTGGATCGACTTCAGCGCGATATCGGCGAGAATAACCTAGTGCCAACTGAAGGATTCTTCTTTGGTTCACAGACGATCTACCCTGAAGATATCTCATCTGCTATGAAGTTTATTTTCGAAGCACGCGAAGCTATCAAGCAAGGTGATGCAGTCTACTACGATTCATGGTGGTAAAATGACAAAATTAATTAGAGATGTGATTACGGTCAACAAAGCACAATGTAAGTTGTGTAATGACATCATAGAATCTACAAATCGACATGACTTCAAACGATGTTCATGCGGTGAGATTGCAGTTGATGGTGGAACATCTTACATCAAGAGAAGTGCTAAGGATTTGAGTAACATCATTGAGCTTAGCGAAGGTTATCAAGAAGAATATGAGGCACAATTTTAATGGTTATTCGAGCAAAACGAAATAGTACTCCTGTGATCGACCTCACAGGACCTGATGGTAATGCATTCTGTCTACTCGGTAATGCACGAAAGCTTGCTAAGGATCTTGGTTTAGACGGTAAAGCTATTACTGAAGAAATGATAACTGGAGACTATGAGCATTTAGTCTCTACCTTTGATAAGTATTTTGGTGATTATGTAATTTTGGAGCGTTAAATGAGCGGTTTATATAATATGTTGTTTGGTGAGAACGCCTCACAAAAAGATTTTTTGTTTAGTCTTTTAGATAAGACTGCTGGTGACTTTGGTCGTTATCGTGATATCTATGTCACTGAAGATCATATCGTTGTCCACACTCGTAACGGTGGTGGTAATCGTGAAGATTATGAAGATGTTTTTGATGAAATGTCAGAACATCCTTTATATGCTTATGACGAAGATGATGACTACGATTGCACTTATGCTAATATCTACTTCAAGCATCCAGTTGAACATGCTGAAGTCTTAAAGGAAATGGCTGCAGGTACAATCACTCCTAGTGAAAAGTGGAAAATGTTGTTTGCTGCATTGGAGAAGTAAAATGGGAATTCGTTGGATTGAGAACGTTGCATGGGACGACGTAAAGAATGGTTGGCACTCTGACATGGGTCCAAATGCAATGTTGATCCAGATCATGGATCCTCCTGGCAACTTTCCAACACCTAAGCACCAATTTAAAGAAGTGCATCAGTTTGACTTCCTCGATATTGAAGACAACGATGTGAAGAATAATCCTGATTGGGCTGAAGCTGCTATTAATGATGAGCAAGCCACTGAGATCGTGCGTCTGTTGCAACATGCACTAGATAATAGCATGAATGTATTGGTTCATTGCTTTGCAGGTGTTTGTCGTAGCGGTGCAGTTTGCGAAGTTGGTACTCTTATGGGTTTCACTGCAACTGATCGCTATCGTCAACCAAATCTTCGTGTCAAGCACATGATGATGCGCAAGCTTGGAATGTATTATGATGAAAACGAGGAGTCCAAAGGGACTGGTGGCAGCATTAGTGCTGGAGGAATCCTCATCCCATTTGGTGGAGATTTTGGAGTAAAGAATTGAATAAAGAACAACTAGCTGACTTCGTAGTGAAGAACCCATCTTTGGTTTCAAAGAAGCCAGCTGGTGATGGGATCTTCGTCTTGAAGTACAAGCGCAAGGTATTTTATGACAACTTGTGGAATGAATACTTAGAAGAATGTCGTGGTACTATCGTCGATGATGACTTCAACATCGTGCAATACCCATTCACAAAGATCTATAACTATGGAATCGAAGCTAAAGCTCCAAAGTTAGATGAGTCTACAAATGTAACTGCTTATCGCAAGGTAAACGGTTTCATGGCAGCTGTGACATGGTATAAAGATGATATTCTAATCTCGACTACAGGATCGACAGATTCAGACTACGTCAATTACGTACGCGAGATGATTGGTGAAGACATTGAACATTATCGTTTTGTGTGCCAGAACAATGCTGACTACACTTATATGTTTGAGTGTTGCCATCCATCAGATCCACACATCGTACCAGAAGAAAATGGTATGTACTTGTTAGGTGTGCGCAAGAAACAATATGCATCAGTAGTAGAGGTTGGTGATTGGATGGAAGGCGCTGCATTTCTTTTGAAGTGTAAGTTGCCTGAGAAGTACAATGTCACACTTGAAGATCTATTACAGATGTCTAAGAAATGCAAGCATGAAGGCTTTGTATTTTATACTGATGATGGTTTATCTGCAAAGATTAAATCACCATATTATTTGGTTAAGAAGTTTGTTGCACGTAACCCACGTACAGATAAACTTATGAGACCAGATATTAAAAACAACATGGATGAAGAATATTATCCATTGATCGATGCGATTCAAGCTAACATCGAAGCATACACAGCTCTTGATGAACAAGCTAGATTGACGTGGGTCAGAGAATTTTTGGAGAAATAATGGATAGTGCACAGTACATTCCAGTATTAGAAAAGAGTTTGCAAGAGGATATTGTCTATAGACTACGCAAACGCGCGGAAATCCGTAGACAAATCCCAACTCGCAAGAGTGTGCAAGAAGGACAACGAGATAGGATTGCAGACTTGTTAGAAGAAGCTGCAAATGAAATTGAAGGATTAAGAAATGAGAGACTTCGTAACGAGTGATATTCACTTTGGACACAAGAACATTATGACGTTTTGTCCTGTGACTCGCGCAAGATTTAACAACGATGTTGACTATATGAACGAACAGATCATTAAGGAGTGGAACGAAGTAGTCACTCCACAAGATCATACGTACATCTTAGGAGACGTTGCGTTCTGCGCAGCAAGTAAGGCTGCAGGTTTTCTGCGTCGTATGAATGGCTTCAAGACATTAATTGCTGGTAACCATGACACAAAGTTAATTAAGGATCCAGAGTTTAGAGGTTGTTTTAAGGAGATCGTGCATTACATGACTATGAGTCATAACGGTACACGCGTTGTAATGTTCCACTTCCCAATCTCTGAGTGGGATCAAATGCATCGTGGTTCTGTTCACCTGTTTGGTCACGTTCATGGTGGTCCGCATAGTTTAGAAGGTGCACGTGCATTAGACGTTGGTATGGATGCAACTGGTAGAGTAGTTGTACCATTAGATGAGATGGTAACTAAGGCATTACAAGGCACTATTCGTTCACATCATGGAAAGTATGAAAATGCGTAAATTAGTTTTGATTCGTGGATTGCCAGGTTCTGGCAAGTCTACACTTGCTAAGTCACTGAAAAACTTTATTCACCTTGAGACTGATCAGTTTTGGGGTCCAGAATATAAGTTTGATGTTTCTAAACTTGGTGAAGCACATGCTTGGTGTCAAGCTCAAACACGTAAGTGGTTGCAAGATGACTTTGATGTAGTAGTATCTAATACGTTTACTACTAAGAAAGAACTTCGTCCTTACTTTGTAATTGCAGAAGAGTTTGGCATCAAGCCATCTGTATACATCGCACAAGGAAACTTTGGTAACGTTCATAACGTACCAGAGGAAACTCTGTTTAAGATGAATGCACGATTTGAGTACAACATTGACGAGCTACTTTGATAACCTGTGTACAGCAGGTTATTTTTATGGTATAATATAACCTATGATAAATTTAATATTAAACACTTTCGCATGGATCAAAGATGACTGGCAAAGCCATAAAATTCGTTTTATTGTTGAACTCGTTGCTTGGGCTATTAGCATTGGTTGCAGTATCACTATGGCTCTCACCGTTCCCAACCCCCCACTTCTTATCCTATACCCTATTTGGATTGCCGGTTGCGCTATGTATGGTTGGTCTGCCTATACTCGTAAATCATTTGGTATGCTTGCTAATTATCTTCTACTCACCACAATCGACACAATCGGACTAATTCGTATGTTATGATTAGAGGTTTAGAAATAACTCATATGATAGTTGATGAACTTGCAACTCTAAATTCCTCATTTACAGATAACGAAGTAAAAAGGATTCAAACACTAAAGAGTCTAATTAAGAAACAGGCTGAACATAAGCTATCACAGTTGCCTAGTGAGTTATCAAGCGCAATTACTGCTCACTGTATTTTAACTGGAGGAGTAACAGCATCTATAGCACATTGGGAAGACCCAAATGATTTAGATTTTTATGTTGTAAAACCAGTTATGCTTCTCAAGATAGAGTCTCTTATAAAGAAACACATTGATTTAGTTGCAGACGTAAATCCAAAATATATAGAAAAGTTCGTTGATGGAAAGTGTATCACTGGTAACGCTGTGACTTTTACTAATGGTGTGCAAGTAATTACACGTGGAACGTTCGATGAGATGCATAAAGTGTTTGATTATATTCACTGTCAACCATATTATGATTTTGCATTTGATAAGTTTTTTATTAGTAGAAAACAGTTTCATGCCATCATGCAGAAAAAATTAATTAAGAACCCAAATGGTGTTTCTGAAGTAGATAGAGAACAAAAATTCAAGGAACGTGGATGGAAACCGTAAAACTAGTAGTAAAATGGTTGCTCTTGACAGGAGGAATGTTATTTTGGTTTTTCGTGTTCGTGAATTACCTTCAACCCGAAGAAAGGATTTATAATTGTGAACTTGCTGAAATATCTCCAGATTTTCCTATCGATGTGAAGAATGAATGTAGGAGACTAAAAAGTGGCAGAACAATCTCAACGTGAAAAACATGGAGAGCGATTCTTTCAGAAGATTAAGAAGATCGCTCGCAAAATGAAACTTGCAAAAGAGTTTAATCATGAACATGCGTTAAAACATCCACACAAGTACCATAAGGCGTCATTATTTAATTGCGGCAATGCTAACTGTGTTATGTGTATGAATCCTCGCAAAGCTTTCAATGAAAAGACTATGCAAGAACGTAGGTTTGAACAAGCTGAGAAGATTAAAGATGACTGAAGATAGACAAATGGTAATGATGGCTGTAATCGAAGGTAAACTCGACGCATCACATGTAACTATGGAAGAAATCCAAGAGTTGGAAGATCGAGTCTTTGAATTAATCGCAGATCGTAAATCGCCATTTCAAACATGGGAAACACTACAATGAATATGCACGAATTAGATGTTTTATGTGGTAACTTGCAGCAAGAAAATGAAGAACTGCGAAAAAAGATAGCTATGCTCGAGCAAGAATGTCGTGCACTTCGTGATCAACTAAAATATGCTGAGGCACAGGTGTACAATGGTCCAACAATGTGATATAATATATCATGAGTTTGGAAGAATTCTTTGTAGCGAGTAATGATGACGAGATTAAAGCAAAAATTAGGCAGCGTAGAGCGCAAATGCTCGTGCACTCTTGCATATATTATGAGCTTAATGACAACATCATTAGCGACCATCTTTGGCAAAAATGGGCTGACGAGCTTGAAGAATTACAAAGGAACAATCCTAATTGCTGCAATATTGGGTTTTTTGACAGTGAATTCTCTAATTGGACTGGTGCAACAGGTAATCACCTACCGCACCGTGATCCTTGGGTTATGAGAAAATCACAATATATTATGATGTTACATAGGAATAAGTATGGATAAGATCACATTGTACCTTGATATGGACGGAGTTATTTGTAACTTCGAGAAGGCATATCGCGAGATGTGGAACGAATTTAAGTTTGATCGCGAACGTTTTCGTGAAGCTGTTGTTAATCGTCGTATCTTCGAAACACTTGAATGGATGCCTAACGGTGAAATATTCATCGATGAAGTCAAGCGTCTTGCTGATGCGTACAAGTTAAACGTAGAGATGCTTACGTCTACTGGTTCTCATCGTACAGAGATGAAGAATGCAGCTATGGAACAAAAGACTGCATGGTTATGCAATAAAGGAATCCCTTGGAAGGCAAACTTTGTTTGCGCAAAGCCAGAAAAGTCTGCATACGCCATCGAAGGCAAGACTATCTTAATCGATGACATGCCAGGTTGTACTGAACCATTTATCGAAAAAGGTGGTATTGCATTCTTACACAATGATGCAGATTTTCGTGCAACCATTGATAAGTTGGATTGGTACTTAGACGAACGTACTAAGGAATTCGTATGAATATCTTCTATCTAAGTAAAGATCCTGTCGAGGCAGCACAAGCACATCTCGATAAGCATGTCGTAAAGATGATCTTAGAATATGCACAACTGCTTTGTACTGCTCATCGTATCAACGATGGTACAGAGCGTGTTGTGCTTTCTGATTCTGGTCGCAAAAAGAAAGTGTGGGAATTACCTGATGGTCGTGATAGTGTGTTGTATTCTGCTACACATGCTAATCATCCTTCTGCTATCTGGGCAAGACAAACATCATGCAACTATGAATGGTTATACAAACTATTTGTAGCTACATGCGAAGAGTATACATATCGGTATGGCAAAGTACACGTTACTGACACTAAACTTAGACAAGTGCTTAAGCAACATCCAACACGTATTGGTAAATCTGAAATTTGGGTTGGACCGACACCTGCAATGCCTGACGAGTGTAAAGTACCAGGTGATCCACTTGCGTCATACAAACGTTATTATATAGATAAAAAGGCTGACATGGCAAAATGGACTAATCGTCAGCCACCACAGTGGTTTATTGAAGGATTAAAACAAAAAGATGCCTACGTACGCTTATCAATGCAAGAATTGCAATCATTATTTCGAAGAGATCCTAAAAATGTCTCAGCGCGACGAACCCGTAAGTCAACCGTGTCCAGAGTGTGAAGGTGAAATATATCGTACTCTTGAAACTGGTGGATTAATTTCTGATTCGAAGAGCATTCATACACGAGCTGGTACAGATTTTAATAATAGACTAAAGCAGATCAAAAAAGTATCTGGCCGAAAAAACACAATCAAGCATATCTAATGGTAACCACAAAAAATACTAAAAAACCTAAAGCTGCCACCAGTGCACATGATGCTATTCAACAAGTATCATTAACAAAAAAGTTACCACGTCTTAAGATCGAACATCTTCAAAGAGTTGATCCATTAACTGATAACCAATCTCAAGCTTTCCATGCATATCATAAAGGTCGTAATCTGATCTTATCAGGTTCAGCCGGTACAGGTAAGACATTCTTGTCAATGTATCTCGCATTACGTGAAGTATTAGAAGGCAACGGACCATATAAAAAAGTAGTAATCGTACGTTCTATTGTACCCACACGAGACATTGGCTTTTTGCCAGGAGATGAGCAAGAGAAGAAGGAAGTGTACATGCTTCCTTACATCGACATCTGTACAGAATTGTTTGGTGAAAAGAATGCTTTCGAACGACTATTTGAGAACGGTCAGATTGAATTCCTAACTACATCATTCATTCGCGGTACTACACTAAATAACTGTGTTATCATCCTAGATGAGATGCAAAACTGTGTATTTAGAGAACTTGATACTGTAATCACTCGTGTTGGCCAAAATGCAAGGTTTATCATGTGTGGCGATTACTATCAATCAGACTTCGATAAAGACAAAGATAAACAAGGTATCGTTGGCTTTATGAAGATTGTCGAATCAATGAACTCATTCCACCACGTTGAGTTTAAGTGGGCCGACATTGTTCGTTCTGACTTTGTCAGAGATTATATTGTCACTAAGGAAACTTTAAAAATCTCATCATGAGCAGCAATAGAGAAAGCGCCCAGCAGAATAGGCGTAGTAAGAAACGTGAACGTCCTGATTATGAAAATTCAAAACATATTCAGCACAAACTAAAACGAATGTTTAGTAAAGATAAGATTGCGAAATATAAACGATATGATCCAGAGGAAGATATTTACTCATAGACCTATCGATCTTGGTTATGATGATCTATTAACAGAATCAACCGAGGAAGGTAGAAAGTATGTCACTCCAAATGGAGAGAAGTATCCATCCATTACAACTGTGCTTGGGCATTTTACAAAGCATCAGATTATGGAGTGGAGAAAACGTGTTGGAGAAGAAGAAGCTAATAAAGTATCTCTTCATGCAACAACTGGTGGCACTGCGCTTCACAAGGTTTGTGAACGCTACTTAGATAACGAAGATGACTACTTACAAGGTGCGATGCCGCACGTGCAAGGAATGTTCAACTCGATCAGGCCAATATTGGATGAGCGAATTGGAGTGGTATACATGCAAGAAGTGCCGCTCTACTCGACGCACCTCAGACTGGCTGGCAGAGTGGACGTCATCGCGGAATTCGATGGAGTACCGTCAATCATCGACTTCAAAACTTCAAAAAGAAGAAAAACCGAAGAAGACATCAAAGACTACTTCGAGCAAGAAGCTGCATACGCAGTGATGTATGAAGAACGAACTAAGAAGCCTATTGTTAACTTAGTTACCATCATGGCAGTTTTAGATGGACCACCACTTGTGTTTAAAGAACACAGAGACAATCATGTGAATGATCTGATATATAAAATACGATTATACGAAAGAGAAAAAGGAATTCGTTATGCATAAAAACAATCCGGCACAAGTCCAACAAAACTCTTCTCTTCAGAAGGCATTTGTAAACAAGTCCATTAATCAGTTACACTCATTCTACCTTTCAGGTAACATCGAAGATCCATCAGAGTATGTTGCATGGTTTGAATTGATGCGAAACGCAGGAGAACATGATGTGATTCAGATTCACATCAACTCATATGGTGGAGATCTATTCACTGCCATTCAGTTCATGCGTGCAATCGCTGATACTCCAGCACACGTCATCTGTTCAGTTGAAGGCGCATGCATGTCGGCTGCTACAATGATCTTCTTGTGTGCAGATACATTCGAAGTAAGCGAGCATTCTATGTTTATGTTCCACAATTACTCAAGCGCAACATTCGGTAAAGGTGGAGAGATGTTTGACAACATTGTTCACGAGCGTAAATGGTCAGAACATCTATTAAATAGAATCTATGATGGCTTCTTGAAAGACGAAGAGATCGCATCCTTGTTACACAACAAGGACATTTGGATGGATGGCGAAGAAGTTCTAAAACGCCTAAACGAACGTCAGAAAAAATTTGAGAAATTGGCCAAAGATAATGCAAAGAAATTACAAAGTAAAGCTCCTGCTAAGAAACCCGCAGCAAAACAGCCTCCACGAAAAGGAAGTCCTAATAAAAAGCCAGTCAGTTGATGATTGTCTGCTGCAAGTAACAAAGCGGTTTACAAATATCGAAAAGTGTGGTATAATATCTCCTATAGAGGAAATATTTACTGCACAACATGGAAATCCCATTACCAATCAGTCTAGTTAGCATGCTGTTTTCAGCGACGATGAATACATCGATTGCTGCTAATGGCACAGGAGAATGGCATTTTGGTCCTGATGTTAGCGAAAACTTTGCTTGTCAAAAAGCAGAGACGCTAGCAAGGATCGATGCCATTCGTTCCGTGGTTGGTGAGAATATCTTCATTGATGAGTTCTATCAATGTAAGGAAGTAAATGACG